ATTATCTGACTATTCCAGACAAGACCACTCAAGGTCGGCCAAAGCAGTTCTTTGTAGACCGTCAGATTACGCCAACGATCACCGTATGGCCTTCCCCCGAAAATTCTACGGACCAATTAATATACTACCGGGTGAAGCGCATGGAGGATATCGATGCGTCTACAAACGATGCTGACATTCCGTTCCGTTTTTTGCCCTGTTTGGTTGCGGGGTTGTCGTATTATCTATCTGTGAAGAGGGCCCCCGAGAGAATTGGAACTCTTAAAGATTTGTATGAAGAAGAGTTCTATAGGGCCGCAGCAGAGGATGGCGAAAGAGTATCTCTCAGGCTAGTCCCGAGTTATAGTTCGCTGAGTGTGACATAATGGGAAGATACGCTTCTGGAAAGTATGCTCTAGGGATATCAGATCGTTCTGGTAGAGCGTATAAATTGACAGACATGATACGAGAGTGGAATAACGCCTTAGTGGGTAAAGACGAATACGAGTCTAAACACCCTCAACTTGAGCCGCGACCTCTCAGAGCAGACCCACAAGCATTGAGGATTAGCCGCCCAGACCGTTCTGAACCTGCTGTTACGGTTCTATTGAAGTTCAACCCGTTCAAGTCTGGCGCCAGTGGAACTTCAACAATTACTGTTACGGAACCGAATCATGGGCGTTCTACCGGAGACACTGTTCGATTTCGATCCGTTGAGGCGTTTGATGGCTTTACTGCTTCAACCGTGGAATCCGCGTCTGGGTACTCAATTACAAAGGTAGATGATAACACGTACACTTTCTCTGCGAGTGGTGAGACAGCAACCTCTGGAAATACGACAGGAGGGGGCGGCATTGCGTCCGCTGGTCCTGTTACGGTGAGTGCGTGACATGGCTTATACATTTACTACGTTAAAGACGGCGATACAGGATTATACGCAGAATACGGAAACAACGTTTGTCAGCCAACTGCCGAGGTTCATCCTGAACGCGGAAGAACGCATACTTAAAGAAACGCAGTTAGATGTATTCAGAAAGAACTCTACGGGGTCAACGACTGCGAACAATAAGTACTTGTCGAAGCCCTCCGACTTTCTTTCTCAAAATTCTTTGAGCGTGGTCAGCAGTTCCGAAAACAAGTTCTTGTTGTATAAGCAAGTTACGATGCTTCAAGATTTTACTCCAAACCCCGCAACCACGGGGACGCCTGTGTATTATGCGGATTGGGATAGTGATAGTTTTCTACTGGCTCCAACTCCGGACCAGGTCTATACGATGGAGCTTCATTACTTCTACCGTCCGACATCTATAACGACAGCCGCAAGTGGAACCAGTTACCTTGGTGATAATGCGGAGCTCGCTCTCCTCTACGGGAGTTTGGTAGAGGCGTATACTTTTATGAAGGGCGAGGCGGATCTCTTACAGCTTTACAATTCTAGATTTCAAGAATCATTACAGTGGGTGAAGAACCTAGGCGAGGGTCTTCAGACTCGAGATCAATATCGTTATGATCGTCTGAGGCGGGATGTGTCATAATGTTTGATAGTGATTCGGCAACCGAGATTGCAAGCCCGTTCGTTTTTACCTCTACGAACAGGGGTCATTCGCCTGAAGAGATGGCCGAAATGGCTATGAATAAAATTATGGTTGTTTCTGATACAGCGCCGCCTGTTATTAAAGAACAGGCTTTGGCGCACCGGGATCGCCTGAAAGAGATACTGATCTTCTACATGGAGAGAATGGCGCAGAGCGAGAGAACTACGATCTGGGCTCTGATGAAACAACAAGGCCATGAGGACATGGCTGAGATCATAAGGAGGTTGTAATGGCTATTGGTTCATCCGCAATGTGCGGAACATTCAAGAAGGAGATACTTGCGGGCATCCACCGTTTGACATCAAGCTCTCGCGGAGATTCAAGTGCGATAAGCGCGGACACTTTTAAAGTGGCGATGTTTACGAATAGTTCTTCTATTGACGCTGACACCACTCAATACACTACCAGTAACGAAGTTTCTGGCACCAATTACACTGCGGGAGGTGCCGCTCTTTCTAGTGTAACCATTACGCTTGGAGATAACAGTTCTTCTGTTCCCACTGCTTATGTAGACTTTGCAGACACTACGTTTTCGTCTTCTACGATTTCGAGTGCTAGAGGTGCTTTGATCTATAATTCAACTCTGAGTGGTGCAAGCACAGGTTCTACAACTACGGCAGCAGCGAATCCAGCGGTAGCCGTTATTAACTTCGGTGGGGACAAGTCATCTAGTGCAGGAGACTTCACCATTCAGTACCCTGCAAATGACGCAAACAACGCTATTATCAGGATTTCTTAATGGCTCTAATCACTGGCTGGGATAGAAGTACTTGGAACTCCGGGTCTTGGAATAGTCCACTTCCCGTAGAAGTTACAGGTGTTTCTGCCGCCAGTGCCGTAGGCTCCGTAACTATAAGTCTTCCTGTATCAGTTAGCGTAACGGGTGTATCTGCTGCCAGCGCGATAGGGACGGCAACTGCGACAGGTGTATCAAACGTAAGCGTAACGGGTGTATCTGCTGCAAGTGCGGTGGGTAGCGCCACAATAGTTGAAGGAACGGGTGTAACTTTCAGCGTAACGGGTGTATCTGCTGCAAGTTCGGTGGGTAGCCCGACGTTAATAACAAACTCTATTCTTTCTCCATCTGGAGTTTCTGCGGCAAGTGCGATAGGATCGGTACAAATTAACTTTAGTTTCTCTGTAGAAGGAGTGTCTGCTGCGGGTTTGGTTAACAATGTATTAATTTGGGATCGGATTGATGATTCACAGACCTCTGGGTTTACAGAAATTAATGCATCCCAAACACCTACATGGACACAAATAGCGGCATAAGGACGGTACGATGGCATCTTCATTTACAACAAATTTTGGCATTGAAAAGATTGGCTCTGGTGAGCAGTCCGGTGCCTGGGGAACGACCACTAACCACAATTTAGACCTTTTAGATCGCATAGCGTCATTCAAGGCTGTTGGACTATCCAGCACTACGCACACGTTAACGGTTCGAGAGGCATCCCCTGGTGCAGGCACCGAGAACCTTCAAGACGGTATGTTTCGTGTTATCAAGTTTACGGGCGCACTTGGGGCTAACAATACGGTCACCGTGGCACCTAATACGACAACGGCATATTTTATCTTTATCAACGCGACGACGGACTCTGGTTCTAGTGGGCCGTACTCTGTGATCATATCGCAAGGGACGGGTGCCAACATCACCATTCCTAACGGTCATACGGCTGTTGTGTTTTGCGATGGCGCAGGATCTGGCGCGGCTGTTGTGGACGCCTTTGCAAGTCTCTACGTGTCGGATGCTCTACGGATAGGTGACGGTACTGCGGAAGACACGAAGATCGTTTTCGATGGCAACGCACAGGACTATTACATTGGCCTGGATGACTCCGCAGACGACCTCGTCATAGGATTGGGGTCTGCGGTAGGCACAACGCCAGCCGTATCCATAGATGAAAACCAAGCCGTGGTGTTTCCAGCGGCGGCGGTAACCATAGGTGACGGCACTGCGGAAGACACAAAACTTGTTTATAACGGCAACGCAAAAGACTTCTATGTGGGCTTAGACGATAGCGCCGACAAATTGGTGGTTGGCGTGGGCTCTACCGTTGGAACGAACAGTGTCATGACGATAGATGATGATGCTGTTACGATTGGCGATGGCGCGGCGGCGGATACCAAACTTGTTTTCGATGGCAACGCTCAAGATTACTACATAGGGCTGGATGATTCGGCGGATGACCTTGTTATAGGTCTTGGATCTACGGTTGGCACCACACCGGCAATTTCAATTGATGAGAACCAAGCCGTAGTGTTCCCAGCCGCTGCCGTCACCATTGGGGATGGGACCGCCGAAGACACAAAATTTGTTTTCGACGGTAACGCTCAAGACTTCTACATAGGATTGGATGACTCGGCAGACGATCTTGTCTTCGGTCAAGGGTCAACGGTTGGCAGCAATGTAGCCTTCGCGATTGACGAGGATCAAGTAACACAGTTCAGTCATGCGGCGGTGGGTTCTACACAGACGGCGAACGCTACGGGAAGCACCACTCTTGACTTTCAGACCTACCAGAACTTCGTTTTGACGTTTACTGGCAACGTGACGCTTGCCAACCCATCAACTGAAGCAGTTGGTCAGTCTGGGTTTATTACCATTATTCAAGACGGCACAGGAAGCAGAACGCTTGCTCTTGGCACCGATTACGAAACAGCGGGAGGATCGGGACTGACAATATCGACGGCGGCGTCAGCAGTTGATGTCGTGCCGTATGTAGTTAAAGCAAGCGGGTCCATTCAGTTGGGTGCCGCGCAGTTGGCGTTCGCATAATGCCGATTTGGTCACCAGCCATGATCTTTGGTTCTGCGACATCTGGGTATGTCGTTGAGAACTCTCTCTGGTTCGATGGTTCTGCTGACTATTTAACTAAAACATTTGGTAGCACGGGTACTAGTCGAACAGTGTACACTGTTTCTTTTTGGGCTAGACAAAATACGGCAAGCCCTACTGGTGGTAACAACTGGGTAATTGATGTTGGTGCAAGTGGTGGTAATTCAGAAGGTGTTCGGTATACAGGCAGTGGAGAAGGATCACTATACATACAAGCTACTGATGGTACGGAAGCTCTAAATACTGGGGATGCTGCGAGATTTAGAGACTTAACTGCATGGCAACATGTGGTTTGGGCGCGTAATACAGGGAACGCTGATGGAAACAAGAATAAACTCTATGTCAACGGAGTGCGTATTACGTCATTTGATAGTTCTTATGGAACTAGAGGGCAGAACCTGACATCAAACGGAAATTTTGGTGGGACAGACCCTTATAGCATTGGACGCGATGCGTATGGTGGAACTGTTTACTATAACGGATACCTAGCCGAATTTGCTGTAATAGATGGCACGGAGTATGCGGCGAGTGATTTTGGAGAGTTTGACGACAACGGTGTATGGATTCCAAAAGACCCTTCTGGATTGACCTATGGCGACAATGGTTTTCTGCTTCAGTTCAAGCAAACCGGCAGTGGTCAAGACTCAAGCGGTATTGGCGCGGACACCTCTGGAAAAGACAACCATTTTGCGGTA